ATGCACTCGGTCGCTCCCAGCGTGCCAACCACGTCAATGAGTCGGGCCTATACGCGCTGATCCTCGGCAGCACTAAGGAGGCCGCAAAGCGGTTCAAGCGCTGGGTAACCAGCGAGGTCTTGCCGACCATTCGCAAGACCGGGAGCTACGTGGTTCCCGCCCTGGCCGCTCTGCCCGCGCCGACGCAGGATCGTGTCACGGCCCTGTTGTTGATCGGTGAAGCCGTCGCCAAGGTGCCGGGGGTTAAGGCCGGGATTGCCATGGCAGCGACGCTGACCTGCATCCAGGAAAACACCGGCCTGACTGTCGAGACGATGCGCCGCGCATTGCCCGTGGCCAACGAGCCAATCTGCTCGCTCAATGCGACCCAGCTCGGCAAGCTGATCGGCATCTCCGCCAAGGCAACCAACCAGCGCCTGGCCAACTACGGTCTTCAGTTCCGCAATGATCGTGATGAGTGGGAACTGACCGAGGTGGGTGAATCCTGGGCCGAAGCCATGCCGTACTCGCGCAATGGCCACAGTGGCTACCAGATTCTCTGGAATCCGGCGGTTGCTGAGCAGTTGAAGGAGGTGGCGTGATGGCTCTTCCCATCATTACCGCTGACCAGCGACTGCGCGAGAAGAAGGGCGTCAAGCTGGTGCTGCTCGGCAAGAGCGGCATCGGCAAGACCACCCAACTCAAGACGCTTCCCGAAGACACCACCTTGTTCGTCGACCTGGAAGCCGGAGATCTTGCGGTCAAGGACTGGCGAGGGGACTGTGTGCGGCCGACGACCTGGCCGGAATTCCGCGATCTGGTGGTGTTTCTGGCAGGGCCGAATCCGGCATTGCCTGCCGAGTCTCCGTACTCGGATGCGCACTATCAGCATGTCTGTGAGCGCTATGGCGATCCGGAACAGTTGGCGAAATACGACTGCTATTTCGTCGACAGCATCACGGTGCTGGCCCGCCTGGCCCTGATCTGGGCCAAGACGCAGCCGCAAGCGATGTCCGAGCGCACCGGCAAACCCGACACGCGCGGCGCCTATGGGTTGCTCGGTACCGAGATGCTCGGTGCGCTGATGCATCTCCAGCACGCCCGGGGCAAGCATGTGGTGTTCGTGTCCATCCTTGATGAACGTCTTGATGATTTCAATCGCAAGGTGTTCGTCCCGCAGATCGAGGGCGCAAAAACCTCTGCGGAACTCCCCGGCATCGTGGATGAAGTCGTGACCCTGGCCGAAATCAAGGCCGAGGATGGCTCTGCTTACCGCGCCTTTGTCACCCACACCCTGAATCCCTACGGCTATCCCGCCAAGGATCGCTCCGGCCAGCTCGACGTGCTGGAGCCCCCCGACTTGCGCGCGCTCATCGAGAAGTGCGCCACCGCAACCCAATCCCAAATTACCAAGGAGTAATCATGTCTGCCTGGAACGATTTCAACGACGCCGAACAACAACAATCCTTCGACCTCATTCCCAAGGGCACGGTCGCCCGTGTGCGCATGACCATCAAGCCGGGTGGCTACGATGATGTTGCGCAGGGTTGGACGGGTGGGTACGCCACGCAGAGCTTCGACACCGGCAGTATCTATCTGGCCTGCGAGTTCGTGATCCTGGAGGGCGAATTTGCCCGACGCAAGATGTGGTCGAACATTGGCCTGCACAGTGCGAAGGGTCCCGCGTGGGGCAACATGGGCAGGACCTTCGTTCGCGCCGCACTGAACAGCGCCCGCAACATCAATCCCAAGGACAACTCACCGCAAGCGGCGGCGGCACGACGCATTCAGGGATTCCACGAACTGGATGGCATTGAGTTCGTCGCCCGCATCGATGTGGAGAAGGATGGTCGCGGCGAACTGCGCAATGTGGTGAAGATCGCTGTCGAGTCCGATCAGCCCGAATACGTTCGCGCCGTCGGCAGTGCATCTGCCCCGACAGTCGCGCCCACCGCTACCCGCCCGACTGCGTCTCCCGCGCCGACACCCGCTGCTTCCGTGTCTGGCAAACCGGCCTGGGCACAGTAAGGGGGTGGGTATGAACGGGAAACGTTGCGGCAATTGCCGCCATCTTGATCCGTCCAGTGCCAGTGATATTGGCGGCCTGCGTATTGCGCGGTGCCGCCATCCGAATGGCGTGCGGATTGGGACGACCTCGATTTGCAATGACTACGTCGAACTCGATGCCTACTGCACGGATCATGCCGTTCGTCTACGGCCTGGCAAGCAGGCAGGAGGCTGCCATGTATGAGCGGCAAATGTTGGGTTTGCCAGCGACAGGCGCGGGGTTTCGGCCATTCCGACAACCGGCATCGCATCGGCGATCCACGGCGCTACCCGATCGACTGGGTGTTCTGTTCACGCCGCTGTCAGGAGGTGTTTCACGCCCTCTATGGCAACTGGCTGCGGGTGAAGGAGGGTGGCAAGCGGATCGAGGAGGTCGCGATGATCGATCCGTCTGACGTCGAACTGGCAGCCATGCGTAAGTGCCTCAAGTCCTTCGGAGAGGTTGCCGGCGAAATCGGGTTTGCCAAACCGCTCGGCGACTACAGCGAAGCCGAGGCGCTGCGCGTGATCGACGCCATCGTTACCTGCTACACGGATGCCATGGTCGAGCACCACGAGGAGACCAAGTTTCTGCCGGTACGCGGCATGGCGCCTACCCCGGATCCGATGGCGAACCCCTTCGCCGATCTCAAGGATGACTTGCCATGGGAAGACGGGAAGGGGGAGAAGCGATGATGGACTTTAACTCCTCCTCGAGCTTGTCTGGTCAGGTCATGGCCTTGATCGATGCAGGCATGCAGTGCCTGCGCTCCGCCGAAGTACCACGTGACTACCTCGGGGCTTCACGTCTGGGCGTGTCATGCGCGCGGGCGCTGCAGTACGAGTTTGCCAAGGCACCCGTCGACCCTGGCCGTGACACCGATGGACGCTTGCTACGCATCTTCAAGCGTGGCCACGTCATGGAGGATTGCATGGTCGACTGGTTACGGGCAGCGGGGTTCGACCTGCGTACCCGCAAGGCTAATGGCGACCAGTTTGGTTTTACGGCGGCCGGCGGGCGACTGCAGGGGCACATCGACGGCGTCATCGTCGGTGGTCCCGAGGGGTTCGCCTATCCCGCTCTCTGGGAGAACAAGTGCCTCGGATCGAAGTCGTGGCGTGACCTGGAGAAAAACCGGTTGGCAGTGGCTAAGCCCATCTACGCCGCCCAGGTGGCGATCTACCAAGCCTATCTCGAATTGCACGAGCAGCCGGCCATCTTTACAGCGGTCAATGCCGACACCATGGAGATCTACACCGAGTTGGTGCCCTTCGATGCGGCATTGGCACAGCGCATGTCCGACCGCGCGCTGACCGTGATCTCGGCGACCGATGCAGGCGAGTTGCTGCCGCGTGCCTTTCATGACCCCACCCATTTTGAGTGCCGGATGTGCGCATGGCAGGACCGGTGCTGGAGGACTACACCATGAACCCTTCATCCATCACCGATGTACTTGGCGAACGCTTGGTTGATGCAAGCGAGGCGGCCCATTGCCTGAATCTACCGATGTACTTACTCACGCATCCCAAGGAACGAGAACGGCTGGGCATACCGCATTACCGGGTTGGCAAGCTCGTGCGCTTCAAATTGCAGGAGCTGGAAGCTTGGATGCTTGTCCAGGGAGGCGCATCGAATGCTTGATTTCAATGACGCTCCTGTTGAGTTGCCGCCGGACAACGGCGTGACACGCGAGTCGTTGCGGGCCGATCTTGTCGCACGACTGGAATCGGTCCTGACCACGCTGTTCCCGGCAGGCAAAAAACGTAAGGGAAAATTCCTGATCGGCGATGTGCTTGGCAGCCCCGGTGACAGCCTCGAGGTCGTTCTGGATGGGGAGAAGGCTGGGCTCTGGACCGATCGGGCAACCGGCGATGGCGGCGATATCTTCGATCTGATCGCAACACATCTGGGCGCTAATGTGCAGACGGATTTCCCGCGCGTGCTTCAGCATGCTGCTGATCTGCTTGGCCAGGCGCCCCCGGTTCCGTCTCGCAAGTCCAAGAAGGAGGCTCCGGTCGACGACCTTGGCCCGGCGACCGCAAAATGGGACTACCTCGACGCCGCCGGCAAACTGATCGCGGTGGTGTACCGCTACGACCCGCCCGGACGGAAAAAGGAGTTCCGCCCCTGGGATGCCATGCGGCGCAAGATGGCTCCACCTGAGCCACGTCCGCTCTTCAACCAGCCTGGCCTGACGTCGGCCAGCCAAGTGGTACTGGTCGAGGGCGAAAAATGCGCGCAGGCCTTGATCGACATCGGCATCGTGGCGACCACGGCGATGCATGGTGCGAATGCCCCGGTGGAGAAAACCGACTGGTCGCCGCTGGCCGGCAAGTCGGTGCTGATCTGGCCGGATCGCGACAAGCCCGGCTGGGATTATGCGACGCAGGCGGCACAAGCCATCCTGTCGGCGGGCGCGAAGTCCTGCTTCATCCTCTACCCGCCCGAGGAAGCCGCTGACGGTTGGGATGCGGCAGACGCCATTGCTGAGGGGTTCGACGTTGCTGCCTTTATGGCGCATGGCCCGCGCCTGCAGATGCACGACATCACCGTGGATGTCGAACCGGTCGCCAGCAGCGACGAATCGGTCTGGGGCACAGAGGATGCACTGGCCTTGGCTTTCACCCGGCGCTATCACCGCGACTGGCGCTACGTTTCCACCTGGGGCCGCTGGCTGGTGTGGGATGGTAATCGCTGGCGCACCGAGGACACGCTGGCCGCTACCGATCTGATCCGTAGCGTTTGCCGGCATGCCGCAGTGCGCGCCGAGAATCCCAAGGTGGCCGCCAAGCTTGCCAGTGCCAGTACGGTCGGTGGCGTGGAGCGACTGTCTCGCGCCGATCGCAGGCATGCCGCCACCACGGATGAGTGGGATGCCGATCCCTGGCTGCTCAACACGCCGGGCGGCGTGGTCGATCTCAAGACAGGCCGGATGCGCCCGCACGAGCGCGCCGACCGGATGACCAAGA